AGGATCGCCATCGGCTACGCGCAGCGATCGGTCGGTGCGCTGCTTCTGACGTTTGACCTGGCGCACGCCACGATCGAGCGCGGCCTCGTGGGTTGACTCAGGAAACGCATCGTTCGCCTCGTAGTCGGCGGTCTGCGTGAGCTCAGGGTCATCGAGAATCGTGATCGTGACGTCGGCGGCCGGCGCCGCATCAAAGGTGCAGGTGCCGGTCGATCCGGATCCGCCCGTGATGGCGAAGCCCGTGGAGATCTCGAGCGGCTCCTCGCCTTCGACGGTCGTGATGACCTTTATGTCGGCGGAGGTGTCGAAGACGAAGGGGATGGAGAATGCGACTGTGACGGCATCGCCCAAGTACGCAATTTCAGAAGGCGTCGCGGTGATCGTCATGGGCTCGGAACATCTTGGAGCCGAGTGACAGAATCAACTTACCCGCGGTTGAGGTCCTTCATCTCCGTGAGCCGCTCGCCGGCACCCTTTGCGCCTGCACCTTCCGCGCCGATCGCCTCGCTGAACTCCCCTTCGAGCATGTTCACGATGCGCCTGAGGTAGAAGAGGTTCTGGTACGGCAGGAGCTTTCGGAAGCGATAGATGTCATCGGCCTTCAGGCTCGGGCTGAACTGGCCCTTGTCGGTGAAGGCGCCCTGGAGAGTCTTGCGAATGTCCTCGCCGGTGCCGAAGGTCGGGCCGCCTAAGGTTTCCGTTACCGACTGCGAAGTGAAGCGGCCGAAGCGCGGGCCGCCGAGAGTGCCCGAGAGAATATCGAGCGGCTCGGACAGGAAGGTCGTAAACCCTGCCCGATCGAACGCCTCGATCGCGATGCGGGTGGGATCGGTCGAGGGCTTGTAGCCCGACGCGGTATCGCGCGCCGCATTGGCGAGTGCGCCTAGCGCCATCATCATCCAGGCGCCGTTGAGCGTCGCCAGGTCCCCGTGCGCGAGGCCCTGCGCCATCGGGATCAACTGGCGGTTGACGGCCGCCATGCCGAAGCTCTTGAACTGAAGCAGCGTCTTGCCGATCTCCTTCGACATGAACAGCGGCACATCGCCCACGCCCTTGGTGAGCACGACTTGGTCGGCTGACTTGAGGAGCGCCCCTTCGTAGGCGGCTGCGGCCTCCTTGTCGGTCCACTTCTCGGCGTTGGCACGAAAGAGCCCTTCGGTCTGGGCGGCATGCGTGTCGAGCTCCTTGGAGATTCTCTGGGCCATCCGATCGCCGATGCCGAGCTGCGCGAGCGTGCCCTTCTGAAACTTCGACATCGCCCCGCCCTTGGCGGCGCGCACGATCGCGTCCTGCTCGAGGCCCACGGCGAGCGTCTTGAGCGCGCTGTTCCACGAGGCCATGCCGGTCAGGCGGCTGAAGCGATTGGACTCCCGGCGCAGCACGCGATCTAACTTCGAGGATGCGAACTCATCGCCGATGTCCGCGAGCGTATCCGCGCGCGTGTTGAGCACGTACTCGAGCGCGGTGCCGATCCGATGCGCCTCGTCCTTCGTCATGTTGCGAAGGCCGGAGTCGCTGACCAGGCGCGCGACCTTGGCCGCGGTCTTGATGAGCCCGTGACGGGCAACGATGCGCCCGGCATCGGGCAAGCTCGAGAGCACCTGGCCGCCGAGCAGTCGCACGTAGTTCCACGCCCGGAAGACTCGCCCGGTGCGCGTGAGAATGCTGTCGGGATCGGCGGGCTTGGCGAACTTGCCGAGCAGCATGTCGCGCACGGCCTGAAGGTCGCGCAGCGTCGCATCCTTCTGGGAGTCGATATGCGCCTTTGATTCGTTGGTCTTCGCCCGCTCGCGCATCGCATCGAACTCGTCACTGACATCCTGCATCTGCTGCTTCATGTCGATGTCGCCGAACTTCTTCTTCAGAACTAACTGAGGCGTCGTCGAGCGGATGTAGCTCTCCATCACCTTCTCGACATCGTTCACGAGCCACGGCTCGAGCACCTCATCGGGCACCGAGAGCGTGCGGCCGAGAAGGGAGCCAGACTTGCCCACGAACCCGGGCTGGATCTGCGCATGATCGCGGTAGGCGCCGCGCAGCGTCTCGACGACGTCGGTGACCGCGCTCTTGATCTCCGCCTTGTCGACATCGCCGGAGCGGCTAAACCAGTCGGTGAGCGCATCCTCGAGGGCGATGCGGTTGGATTTGATCTTCACATGATCGTAGAGCCGCGGCAGATAGCTCGTCGCGAACTGCACGCTGGCATCTTCTGCAACGAGGCCTGCGGCCTTGAGCTTCTTCAGTGAATCGGTGAAGTACTTGCGGTATGGGGTCAGCAGTTTCTGCACCGCCGGATCCGCCGACACATCGCCGCGGCGCAGAGCAAAGGCCACTTCTTCAGCGAAGCGGCCGCGGCTTAATGATCCGCCAGCGGCCTTGTGCTCGGCCCAGGCGGCATCGGTCTTCTTGATGAGATCGTAGCGCACCGCCTGCTCGGCCAGGATCTCACCCTCTGCGCTCACCGGGGTGGCGATCCCTTTCAGGTGCTTGTTGAGCAGGAAAGGAACGTCCGCGATCTCCTGCATCAGGATCCGCGCGCGCTTGCTCATGGAATTCATGACGCGCGCGAGCGGGTTGATCTTGCCGAGGGATTTAAGAAGCGCCTCGCCGCCCTTGGCCACGGTCTCATCCTCGAGCGTGGTGCCGAAGCCCACGCGCGCAGCACCGCCGGTGGACTCGACATCGAAGTTCGGCGCGGTCGCCCGATCGAGCGCGCGTCCGGCTTCCTCTGCCGCCTTGAACTCCTCCTTCGTCATCCGGGTCGCGATGCCGCCGAGTGAGCCGGTGAGCAGTGCGCCGGCGCCGATGTTGATCGCCGAGTCGCCGAGCGTGCGCAAAGACTGCTCCGCATGCAGCACGAGTTCCTGCCCCGAGTCGAGCGCCATCGAGGCGCCCACGCCCTTCAAGATCCGCATAGCGCGCGTGCCGGTGCCGAGCAGTGGCACCGCCATCGAGGCAAGTGTGATCGGATCGAGCAGGCCCGCGGAGACGCTCGCCGCAAGTCCCGCGCCGCCCGCTTCCTGGATGACCTTGCGATCGGCGAGCTCGGTGTTGATGCGGTTCTTGATGCGCTGGCTTTCCGCCTCGCTGTTGCTCGCGATGAACCGGGCCGCGAAAGGCTCGTAGCCTGCGAGCTGCTCATCGGATAGCGGGTCGAAGTGCGGGTCGTAGACATCGTCGAAGGAGGCGACCGCATCGGATATAAGTTGCGGCGCATTTGAGGCGACGTTGTTCTGGCGCAGCGCGGCCGCGGCGACATCGAGAGTGCTCGCATTGCTCGGGGCTTGCGGGTTGTCGAGCGACTGGGGCTTGGCGAGCATCGTCTGCCCGCGCGCGAGCGTCACCGCATCGAATGGAACGATGGGCATTTTCAGTACCCTCCGAACGCCTCGTTCGGGAACACGCCCGCGGCCTCTCGCCGGCGTGCGCTCTCCGCTCGAGCGGCATCGACCGCGGCGCGCTTGGTGTCTTCCTGGGCTTTCAGATACGTCGCGGTGTCGGTCGGGATCGCGTACTTGATGGGACGGTTCTTCTCATCGAGCAGCACCTCGACATAGCCATCGCCGTCGATCGTCGTGAGCTTCCACACGATGCCACCGGTGTCGGCGGTGTCGCTCGAGGGGGTGAGGATCGCCTTGCCTGGGACTCCTGCGGCCTTGGCAGAGGCGTCGATGTCAGAGCGGATCACGGCAGGGTCAATGCCCGGGAACACGAGCTCGGGGGCGTGCTTCAGGATCTGCGGCGCACCGTTCACCGTTGAGACGCCGTAGGTGCCGCGCAGGTCGTGCCAGGCGAGATCGCGCGCGCGCCTGATGTCGCCGTTGGTGTGATCGAAGTACGTGCGCACGAGGGCGTTGTATTCGTCCTGCATGGCGAGCGGCGCCTGCGGTGCGTTCGGGATGACCTCGCGATCGAAGTTGTCATCGGAATTCATCGAGCTCTGCAGGAAGTTTGCGTTGCTGCCGGCGTACTTCTGCTTCGTGTAGTCCGCATCGAGCGCTTTCTTGCGTGCCTCGGGGATGTCGTACGTATTCGCGCGCGCGATTTCAACCGCTTTCGCACCGGGCACGCCCGCGCGCACCATGCCGTCGATCGCCTCGGCGTTGGCCTTGAGCTGCGGGTCATCGAAGTAGGCGTAGGCCGCGGGAGCGGCGTCCGCCCAGCGCCGGATCGCGTTCGCTGCGGGCACGGCAAGGTCCGGCTCCCCTGACAGGATGGTCTTGCGCGCCCAGCTCATCGCCTCAGGCGGCAGGATGTTCGTGCGCTGCGCGAGAGCGGCGGCGTTGTTGATCCACTCGTTCGAGCCTGGCGCGATGTGGTTTACGTCTGCGCTCGCCGTGAACCAGGTGTCGACGGCGTTCACGACTTTGGTGTCCTTGGGGTCCAGGCGCTGGCCCGAGAGGATCGCCTGCTCGACGCTTGCGATCTCGGCCGCCTTCGAGGCTCCACGCTGGCGTGACTCGTCGATCTGCTGCAGGACGTTGGTGTACTGCTCGGGAGAGTAGGCGCTTCGATGATAGAGCTGTTGCGCCTGGAGCTCGGCGTCGGCGCCCGGGGTTCCCTGGCTGATGGAGCGCTCGAGCGCGGTGACCTGTTGGCCGAATTGCTCGCGGCGCTCGGCGTGCAAGAGCCCTAGATCCTGGCGCACCTTGCCCCGCGCATCGTTGAGGATGTCCTGCGGCAGATCTGACTTGTTGAGCGCGACCAGGGCCTGTGTGCCCATGCGCGCGTCGCGCTTGTAGGCGTCGACCACGCCCTGGGCGGTCTTGTCGGCGAGCTGGCCCTTGGCGAAGGTCTCGATCCGCCGGCGCGAGTCGGCCGAGAGTTTTGCGAATCGCGCATCGGCTGACTTCGGGTTCGAAAGTTCAGCGAGCGCGGCACGCGGATCCTGCTTCGAGAGTCCGATCGCGGCACCCTCTGCCAGGTTGTTCTCGATGTTCCTCGCGATGCGCAGGCGGTCGGCGGGCTCAAGGCCGAGTGTCGGGATGGCTCCTAATTGCTCGGCACGGATCGACTCGTATTGCGTCGGGTCGAGCTCGAGCACGGAGCGTGACTGCTGGGCGGCGGTCTCAGCCGCATCAGCGCGATAGGCAGATCGACGCGAGGCCTCGAACACCATCGCCCGCTCGCCCACCTGCGGACGGATGTCTTGCGTGTGCTGCTTGAACACCGCCGCGGCGCGCGGTGAGCGGGTGGTCTTGGCGATCGCATCGACGTCGTCGTCGAATTCCTTCAGGCGATCGGGGGTGAAGCCTGCGGCATCGGCGGCCGCGCTCGCCTCGCCCTCGACCATCCGTTTCGCGCTCTGCATGCGCAAGTCCGAGAGCGCTTTGGCGACATCGACGTTGTCATCGTGCTCGCGTACTCGCTCGATGTTCTGCGCTACATGATCGAGGGCGGCCCCCGCGACCTGCGCGATGTTCGGTGCGATGCCGACATCCGGAAGCGGCCCGCTTGCCTGCGTGCGCTGCTGATAAGGGTCGAGCCGCGGCATCAGTATTTCTCCGTTCGCCTGCGGGCCCACTCATCGGAGGCGCCAGTCAGAAGCCGCGTGCCGGCGAGCATGGAGCCTTCGGTGCTGGCGGCACTCGCCTGGGACTTAAGTCCCCGCGCGCGCAGATCTCCTTTGTAGCGAATGTTGAGCGCGTCGAGCTCGGCGAGGGCGGCCTGTTGATCGAGGAAGCTTGCACTTGAGCCGCTCGATGAGAGGCCGTTCTCGGCGAGAGCCGCGGCATTCTCTCCGCGGTTCGCGCGCGATTCGCGTCTCAAGGCGGACTCATCAGCGAGCGCCTGCTCGCGAGCGACGATCGCCTGCATCCTCAGGGCCTGTGCGCTTTGCTGCCCGCCGATATAGGAGCCGGCCGCCGAGAGGCCAGTCGCGATCGACGGCAATGCTTGGGGCGAAAGACTCATGTTGAAACCCTCACGTAGATCCATTTGTCGGGCTCGCCTGGCGCTGATCCCTTGAGCGGATCCTCCTCACGTTTGAAGCCGAGCAGCTCGAGCAGCCGGCAGCCCTCACCGAAGTCGCACGCGGTGACGGCCAGAAGACGCGACTTGCCGCACACCTCAAACAGGCGAAGCGCTGTGCGCGCGAGGCGCGTGAAGTAACGGCCCGCATCAACGGCGAACCCGCACCACACTTCCCCGACATCCCGATCGAGCGGGATGATGCCGGCGATCGCGATGATCCTGCCGTCAATGCGTGCGGTGTAGGCGAGGTGCGCAGCGAGCACCTCGGCGAATGCCGGATCCGCCTTCGCGCGCTCGGCCGTCTGCCGCGGCTGCAGCTCGATCTCGAAGAAGTCGGCCGGGATGGCGCGCGTGATGTTCATGTCGGGCTCGTGTTGATGACCGGGTAGAGCGCGCTCACCGTCATCGGAAGGGGCTGGTCCTGGCGGATCTCGATCTGACCGTTTCGGTCCCAGTCGCCCGGGAAGTCGCAGACGAAGATGCCGCTCGTGATCGGCGAGCCCTGCCCCATCGGCGTGTTCGGATTACGCAAGCTCAACGGGTCAAGCCGAGAGTCTTTCATTCCCGCCTTGCCACCGAGCGTATCGATGAAGCGGATCGCAAGACCCACGACGCGCTGCAGTTTTCCTTGCGCAGTGCCATCGCTCGCGCCGGCTTCGATCTTGAGCGGGATGCAGCGGGCGATCGACTGCAGGCCCACCTGCACTTTCGATGCGGCGCGCGAGAGTGTGATCGCGCCACTCGTCACAACCTTGTCAGGCTGCACCGCGCCATCGGCGAGGATCTGCACAGTTTCGCCCTCGAGGTGATCGAGGCCGCTGATCGTGCTCGTAGACGCGCCATCGTACGTGAGCCCTGAGTCGACGTAGAACGCGTCCTCTTGGTCATCGCCCTCCGTGTCGTCCTGGTCAGGGCCCTCCCACGGCTTCTCGAGGAACTCGACATAGCGATGCGTTTCGCCGTTGATCGTTCGCTTGACGATGAGCCAGAGCTCCTCGCGATCGCCATCGGGTGCCGGGATCGTGGCGATTGATTCAACGACAACGTCCGTGCCGCCCAACTGGTGCCGGTGCCAGCCCTCGACCTGCTGCTCCTGGTTGTAGGTGAAGCCGATGAGCTTGCCGTTGCCGAGCACGCACCAGATGATCGAGTGCGGCTCGCCCTGGTAGGCGGTCGCAATAATCCCCGTGCGGGTCATGCGTTCGGCGAGCACCGCAAGATCCGTCGACACGAATCGGTCGCGCTCGATGACGTAGTTGCAGGACTGGAGCTTTCGGCCCGCACGCTGCACGTAGCAGAGCGAGGTGCCAACGACCACCGGTTGCACCGCGCGCGATCGCTTCTTGCTTTGCTTGTCGCTCGAGATGTTGCCGGGGCCATAGGCCGCATTGTTGGCCTGCGGGCCGATGACGAACTCACCACCGCCGGTGCCGATCACGAGCTTGTCCAGGCCTTCCATCCACAGGATCGCGTTCACGTCCTGAGAATTGACCTGCTCGGTGATCGCCGCGTCGGCCGTGATCTGTCCGAAGAAGTCCGCCGACATGTTCTTGAAGTCATTCGGGACGCTCGCCCACCAGTCAAGGCCGCCGCCCCAGTGCAGGCGGTTCTTGAAGAACGTGACGGCCGAGGGGTAGCCGGTCGTATCTGACCAGGCGCCCAACTTCCAGCGCGCCGTCTGATCGCTCACCACATCCTCAGGTAGTTCGTTCAGCCCGTTGATCGCATCGGCGATGACCTCGGCGGTGACAATGGTTGGCGAGGTGTAGCCCACGATTCGAGCGATGCCGTAGCCGGAATGCTTGTAGCGCCACAGGACACCGTTCTTGCCGTCGTACTCATCGCCCTGTTCGTGAATGGGTGGAGAGGTCTTCGAGGTGTCGGCGCCAATCGCCTTGTAGTACTTGCCCTGGAAGTGCGTGACGTCGCCATCGGCGTAAGCGGCGGCGGCCTCCCATGGGAAGGAGCTGATCTCCTGCGACTGCAGGCGCACCAGGCGCCCGACGTCAGTCGCTGCAAAGAGCGCAGCGCTCGCCGTCAGGGTGATCGCGCCACCGGTGACGGCGCTTGCGATGATGGTGGTTGCCGTGTCGTTCTCGGGAAGGAACGGGCCCTGATTGGGGCGGTACTCGGCGAACACCCAGTCGGTGCTTCCGTAACGCGTGAGCATTTGCGGCTTGTGGGCTCGGTCCTGGTGCGCGATGTAGAGCACATCGCCCGACTGCACGAACTGCAGCGCGCACGAGCCGTCATCGTTGAACATGTCCGCCAGCGCGTACGGGCTCGGGATCTCGTAGATGTCATCGGTGAGCGCGTACCAGTAGGTGGCATCGGGCGGCGCGTTGCCGGTGGTGTCGGCGATGCAGTAGTAGAAAACGTCACCGCTGCCGGAGGTGAATTCGTAGGAATCCGGATCGAAGGCGCCCTCATCGAAGGCATCTGAGTCGAAGCCGCCATCGACACCGGCCACCATCACCAGGTCGCCGATCACATAGTCGGTGCCGTTGTCGTATTCGGGCACGCCCGAGACCAGCACCCGGCCATGATCGAAGTAGAAGCGAACATACTCATCGCCGAACTCGAGCACGAAGGCCTGCGTCGCGCTGAATTCAAAACGGATCAGCCAGGCGCCGCCGCTTTCATCCTTGATCGGCGCGACGTAGCGGGATCCGCCGCGGCGCTGCGCCGGGCCCTGAACGAGCAGCTGGAAGTTCTGCAGCAGCTTGCAGGCCGAAGGGTACTTCGCCAGGTCCGATCGCCCCTCGAGCGCAGGCGAGAACTCGCCCGCGTTGAGCGAGGTAACGGCTGGCGAAGATCTCATCGCGACCTCGCGATGAGCCAGGTGTCGTCGCCCCTCTCCTGCGGCGCGGCCTCGAGCGCATTGGCGGTGACGGCCTCCTTGATCGCCTGCTTGTAGTCAGCGGCGCAAGATGCCTTTTCGGTCTCGTTGCCGGTGATCTTCTTGCAGATCTCGTAGGCCAGGCGGGAGGCGAGTGCTTCGGTGAAGGCGGTATCGAAGGTTGCGGTGTCGGTGATGCGCGCGATGTAGCGGATCGACAGAGGTGCCGATAGGTTCGTCAGAAGCTTCCTGCCCTCGATCGAATAGAGCGCCGAGTCGCGCGAGCGGTAATCGCTCATGTCCGGAATGCTCAAGATGTCCCCGCCCGGGATCAGGCGCAGGAAGTCGTTCGGCAATTGGAACTGGCGGTCGTAGTCGGAATCCGGAACCGCCGAGAGTGCGGCGATCGTGGTGCGCTTGATCGCGAACTTCCAGCGATGCCGGCGCAGCTCCGCGTCGCGCACTGCGGTGTATCTCCCGCTTACCGTGCGCGCTCGATTGCTGTCATCGGTCAGCGCGAGGATGGTGTCCGAGCCGAGCTTGGTAAGCGCCGCATTGCAGATGTCGACTTCGCTCATGCGAGCCGAACATCAGTGAGCCGAGCGACAGAATCAACGGACGGCCGCGGCACCCGGAAAGGCGCCGCGCGGCCGTCAGCAGATTACGGGCAGGCCCGCCACTTATCCCCGCTCGTGCCCACGCCGCAGAGTGCGGCGGCGTTCTGGCTTTCGACGTTCGCGTCGACCTGGCCGGAGACGGTGAAGGTGATGTTGTCCGTCTTCGCCTTGATCGCCGCAACTTCTGTGTCGACGTAGTCATCGATCGCGCTCAACTGCGAATCGAGATTGGCGCTCGACATGCCGAGAGCTGCCCGCGTGGCTGCAGCATCCAGGCCACCGCCGGCGGCCGCAGCTGACGAGCTCGTCACGGTGTAAGTGATCGTGCCGGTTGGCGTGGTCGCCCAGGTCGGGCAAGTCGCCGTATCCGTCGATCCCACGTATGCCGTGATGAGGCACGACTGCCCGACGCCGGTAGTGCCGCCAGTAATGAGGATGCGGTTGCCGACCATTTCGCTGTTCGCGAACGTGGCAGCGGATCGCAGCACGAGGGTTGTGGCGGTCGCGCTCTGCGCGGTCCCCTGGTCGACGATACCGAGCGCACGGAACGGCCCGGCGGTCGTCGCGAAGGATGCATCGGCGATGCCACCCGATGCGATAGAGCCCACTGCGCCCGTCACGCTGCCGACTGCGCCGGTTACCGAGCCGACCGAGCCTGAGAGGTTGCCGGTGAAGGTCGTCGTGAGGCCCGTGGTGATCGTGGTCGCGGCATTAGTGCCGGCGATGAAGAGGCCGCCGGTCGCGCCAGGCGTGGCGCCGGTGGTGTACAGCGACTTGCCGATGGAGCTTGCGGTGGTGAAGTCACCAGCCGTCGTGTCCTGCCATACGGCCGTGGCGATCTGTGACACCGTGGGGGCAGCGCCGCCAGTTCCGGCTGCTGTACCCCACACAACGTAATCCGAGGTGCTGTCGGGAGTCGTCGCCCAGGTGGGGCAAGTGGCCGTGTCGGTCGAGTTCACCCATGCGGTCGGCGTGCACCGCTGGCCAACGCCAGTGCCGCCGATGATCTCGATGGTGGATCCGACGAGCGTCGTGTCGGGGAAGCTTGTCGCCGAGCGCAGCACGATGGTCGTCGCGGTCGCGGACTGCGCAGTACCTGATTCATCGATACCCAGCATCGGCACGGGGCCGATGGGGTTCGTCACGGTCGTGCTGATCGGATTGCCCGAAGTCGCGCCGCCTACATACGAAACACCGGCACCCGTTGCGCCTGCTGTGGCGAGCTCGCCCGCGCCAGTGCCGACACCGGTGGCTGCAATTCCGTTGCCGTTCGTCGACGCCGCGGTTGCGCTGATGCCGTTACCGGTGGCGCCGCTGCCGGAGGTCGCGAGGATGCCGCTGCCAGTGCCGCCACCCGTGGCGCTGATGCCCGCCGAGCTCGTCGAGCCACCGGTCGCAGCGATACAAGCCTGCGTGGTACCGACGCCTGTAGCGACGATGCCGCTGCCCGATGTCGAGGCGACCGCGCTGATGCCAGAGCCAGAGGTCGCGCCGCCCACCGCGCGCATGCCATGGCCAGTGGCCCCGCCCGTTACAACGTCACCGGAACCGGTGCCAGTGCCCGCCGAGGTGTATCCGTTGCCGTTGGTCGAAGCCGCTACGACGCTCAGGCCGTTGCCGGTCGCACCAGAGCCGCTCGTGATCGTCGCGCCGTTGCCGGTGCCGTTGCCGGTCACCACCAACGCCGCGGTGTTGGAGGTTGACTGCGTGATCGTCACGCCACCGGCGAAGGATGCGTTCGCAGTGACGTCGAAGTCGGCATTCGTGCCGGCGATCAGCAAGCCACCCGCGGCGCCGGCCGTAGCCGCCGGAACGCCTGTAATCGTGCCCTTGCGCAGCGTGAAGGAGCAGACCTCCTGGCCCGTGACCGAGATGCTGTCGACGGTGCCGGTCGTGATGATCAGCGAAACGAAGGTGCCAGCGGCGTAGCCGTTGCCGCCTGAAGCGACAACGCGGACATGGTTCATGCCGGTGACGCTGTCGAAGTCGGCGGTGAGCGTGATGCCGGCAGTCAGCTGCGTCGTGGACTTGTCGATGTAGGCCGAGATGACCGGAGAGCCCGCGAGCGTGAAGCTTGCGCCCGTGCTCGGTCGCACCGTGCCGAAGTTGCAGTCGACCGTGTCGCCGACGTTGTAGTCGCCGATGTAGTTGCCGGCGAAGGCGTTGCCCGTGAGTGCGAGCAGCGCAAGGAGGCGAAGGAGAGTTTTCATCGTGTGGCCCTCAGGCGGAATTCATCGTCATTGGCGGCTTCGAAGTTCATCGTGACGGGCTTCGCAGCGGTGCCACCGCCGCCGCTGATGGGGTTGATGACGGTGCTCGAACCTGCCACGCCATCGGTCCAGCTATCTAACTTGATGGTCGTTGCGGTTCCGGAATTGCGGTGAAGCACGATGCCGCTCGTCCCGGATGAGATGTCAACGCCCGTGGTGTTGATGTTGTACGTCGTGCCGTTCACGACCAGGTTCACGTTCGTGCTCGAGGTGCGCAGCAGGCTCATCGTGAGCGCGACAGACGCCGTGTCGATCGTCGGGCTTAAGGTCTGGCTGACAACGAATCCGCCGTTCGAAGCGATGCGGACTGCGCCGACGACCTGACCGGTGAGCTGCGCCGCGCCGATGGTTGCCTCGATGCCCTTGTTGCTCGTGCCGCCTGCGATGAAGACGCCAGCAATCTCAGAGCTCGGCACAGTTACGAAGGCGCCGATCGGGATCACGATCTCGGACTTCGCGGCAACCGTGGTGCCGGTGTAGAAGGCGCGCGTCTGCCCGAAGGAGTTGTTCTGAACGCAGAACCCCGAGCCGTCGATGCGTAGATCGGTGAGCGTCTCGCCGGCGCCGGTGTCAGCCAGAGCCCAGTTCGAGTCGTGGCCGACGAGGGTTCCGGCGCCTCCGGTGAAGAGGTCGGTCGCGGCGTGCGCGATGCCACTGCAGGTCAGCAGCAGCGCGGCGATCAGGTTTCGCAACTTCATGCAGCGAGCCTCACGTCCTGGTCGAAGTAGTAGTCGTTTGCGGCCGGCTGCAGCGAGGCGATCGGGCCGACGTAACCCATGACCGTCTCGTCATCGCACCGAATTACGACGAGATAGCGGCCTGTCACCGTGCTCCAGTGCCCGGCGTTGAGCGTCACCGACCAGGCCGTGCCGCTCGCCGCGGTGATGTCCTGGATCACGCCCGGGTGCGTGGCCGTGGCGATGTTGTTGGTGTCGATCATCTCCACGCGGTAAAGCGTGTCGCTCAAGCTCGTCACCCAGCCCATGTACAGGTCGTCGATGTAGATGACCGACTCTTCCCACGGGCCATAGAGCTCTGCCGAATTGCCTAGATAGTTCTGATAGATCGCATATCGGTAGACGTCAGAAACGTCGAGCGTGCCGCGCCAGACCCTGTTGGTGGAGGTCACCGTCCAGGTGTTCGACGGGGTCGCGTACTCCGTCACCTTGATGCGGTATGTGCCATTGCCCGTTCCGGCCGGGGTGTTCTCTTGCATGTACGTGTCGAGTCGGAACCATGCGTTACGCGGAACGAACTGCGAGCTCGTGGTGTTGAGCCCCGCCTGGTCGCAGGTGACCGGCCCTGTGCCATTTTCGGTGAAGATGCTGAAGGGCGTGTTGTCGTGGATCTGCGCCGAGCTGACATAGGCGCTCGGCGGATAACAGTCCACAACGTCGGGGCCACCACCGCCGGTGTGATCCGTCTGATGCTGCCAGCGCTGAATTTTCCACTGCGTATTGGTGGCGTCGAGATGCGGCCAGTTCCAGTAGTACCAGGTCGAGCGGTGCAGCTTCTTGTAGCCACTCGCGCCCGTGTCGTACTGCTGCGTCCCTCGTGCGTTGCCGCCGGGGGCGGTCGACTCGCCGCGTGCCGCCCCGTCATACAGCAGCGACTTCGATCGGTTGAGCGAGCGCACTGTGCTGAAGTACCAGTCGGCGGTCGTCGAGTTCGAAAGCTTCGTCCACCCCGTGCGCGAGAAGGCCGTGTTGTTCGTGCCGGATGCAATAGGCCCGGCGCTGCCGCCGAGGAACTCCTTGCTCGGCGGTGCACTCGCCGACACCGGGCTCGTGAACGAGTACGTCGCGCCATCGGCGGCGCCGCCGCTCGAGCTCGACGAGCTGCTCGAGGTGTATAGCCGCGGGCCGCTCTGTGTGACCAAGCCGGCGCTTGCAACGGCCGCGACGAGCCCGCACAGGAGCCACGTCAGAAGTGTGGTCGCCCTGGTGCTCAAGTTTGTTTTCCTCGGAGTGTGGTTTCTATCGCGCGACGATGAAGGTGACGTCGAGCGTGCCGCCGATGACGGCGCGAAGGCCTTTGGCGTATTTCACGGGGAACGGATGCCAGCCGATCGCCGGCGTAATGAGTCCCGTGATTGCGTTGGCCGCGGCTGATGGATCGTCGTAGAGCTGCAGCGTGCCGGCGGTCGTGTTGTTCACGTAAAAGCCGATGATCGCGCCGGGCGTGGCCGAGACCTGGCCAGTTGCAACGAAGTTCTTCCACCCGCCGATCATGCGATCGGGTTCGTTTCTTTCGTCGCGATGTAGCCACGGATCGCGTCGAGCGCCTGCTGCACCTGCAGCTTGTTGGCGTAGACGGTGTCACTGATGCGCAGCTCGATCGGCGCCGCTGCGCCGCCCGTGGCCGCACCTTCCGTGACGTCCTTGGCCGTCATTCCGCCGAGTGCCACTCCGTAGAATCGGTCTGCCATGGCCGCTTACTTCACGAAGTCCAGTTCGACACCGACCGACCCAGCGCCGTCAGCCGCACCGACGAGCGTGAGCACCACGTCGTAGTAGATCTGCGGGTCGCGCGTGAGCGTGAGCAGATCCCAGATCGGCTTGTTGAAGTTGGCGATGGTGGCGATGTTGGCCTGCACGCTTTCGGACTTGGCGATCGCGCCAGCGTTGACGATCTTCGCGGCGGTGAAGAAGTCCGCATCGACCACCGCGCCGCCATCGAGCGTTGTGCGATAGAGGCCGATGTCGAAGGTCGTGGTGGTGCCGATGTCCGGCGCGTTGATGCGCACCGAGATCGGGATCGCGTTCGAGGGGATCTGGAAGCAGATGTACTTCGAGGTTGCCGAGTCGCCGTTGGCGATGGCGACGACGTCGCGCAGGTGCTGGACCGCAGCGCCCGCGATTCGAGCGTTGTTCAACACTCGCGGGGACGCGTCACGGTTGGTGATCTGCGCGGACTTGACGGTTACGACTGCCATGGTTCAGTTCCTCAAATTTGAAGGTCTAGCTATCGAGCGCCGCCTTAGCGGCACCAGATCCGGACGACCTTCGTTTCCTCGAGTCGGGTCGCGTTGGCGCTCATCTTCGTGTACGCCTGCCACGGTTCGCCGCGCAGGTCGTTGCGCTGGCTGATGTTCGTGTTGATGTCGTTCCAGATGCCGAGGTGCATGCCGGACTTGATCCACATCGGGATTCCCTTCGACTGGCCCGCCAGGTCATCGGCGGCGGTCGTCGTGAGCTGCGAGCGCTCTGAGTGGAAGAAGTTGAACCCGCGCCACCGCATGATGAGGCCCTTCTCGTTGAAGACGGGCGTCTCGTTGAAGTCGAGCGAGATCACCTGCAGCTCGTTGCGCAGGGACTGATCCTCGACCGAGGTGATGCAGACGTTCAGATCCTCGGATTCGAGGTCGCACTCGTTTGCCAGGAACAGGCGTCGGCCCGCTTCGAGCTTGGCGACGTTCAGGTTCGAGGTCGCGCCGCCCGTCGATACGCCGACGAACTGCGTGGCACCGAAGACGGTCGAGGTGCCACCGGTCACACCGGTCGAGGCAGCCGCGAAGAAGGCGGCGAGGATACGGTCGTCGAACTTGCGGTTCGCGGCCGAGACGGCATTGATGACGTAGGAGCTCTGCGGATCGGTGAGCAGCCGCAGCTTGTCGAAGCTGTCGATGAGCTGCGGGAGGTCCGCATCGAGTGGGATCACCCAGCGGCGATCGGTCGGTGCGTCAACGCGCGGCATCGGTTCGAAGCGCGTGGTGACGTCCTGCATCTCGATGAGGCCGAGTTGGTCGACCGGGCTTGCGGAGGCGCCGACATACGGCGCTTCGGTGACCGCACCACGAAGGCGAGTCTTTTTCTGCTGCACCAACTGCTGGATGTTGGTGTTGTACTGCTGCACGTACCAGGTCGGGATATTGATCGACATGAGATGCCACTCCGAAAAACGGTGTTAGGTCGCGTTCTTCGAAGGGCTTGTCTCTTGCGAGGGCCTCTTCTTCCCGGTAGCGCCGGGCAGGCGGAGCACTTTCGCTCGGTCAGTCGGGGCGCGTGGCCTTGTCGACTTCGTGGGATCGGAAGATCGGAGGGTCGAGTGACAGAGTCAAGACCCTCCTATCCGTGAGCATCACGCCGCTTGAGCTTTCGCCGCGATCGGGCCGAGCTTGTCCATCTCGGCAAGGAAGTCTTTCTGCGTGATCTTGTCAGCCAGGCGCTGAGAGCGAATCTCATCGATGCGCGTCTGTGCCTGCGCCGGCGTCATGCCGTGACCACCGCCGTGACCATCGCCTTGCGTGAAGCCAGCTTCGCCTATCTTCTTGCCCATGGCGAAGAAGTCTTTGAGCATGGTTGCGGTGCCGAAGGCCTGCTCGTAGCGATCAATCTTCGCCTTGTCCCAGCCGATGGAAGTTGCGAAGCGACGCGCGTGCTCACTGTTCGCATCGAACTCACCGCCCCACTCGCCCTTGAGCGTCGTGAGCTGCTTGTCGCTGTCGGCCTTAATCGCCGCGTCGCTGTCAGCGATGACTTTCTGGATGTGCTCGTTCCACTTCGTGGTGAGCGCAACCGCGGCCGCTTTCGGAATGCCCGCCTCATGCATCCAGGTGGAGGCCGTCTTCGAGAAAGCAGCGTCCTGGCCATCGGGCACCGGCAGCCCATAGTCCTCGGCCTTTGCCGGCACGCCGATCTTCTCGCGGAAAGTCTTGATGCCCTCGAGGTCCTTGTCGTCTTTCGGGAGGACGACCGTGCGCCCAGCGCGATCGGCGCCGATGAGTTTCTCGGCGTTCTGGCCCCAGGTGAAAACGTCATCGACAGTCTTGAAGCCCTTGGATTCGACGAGTGCCTTGTTAGCTTCAGTCCCGAACCACGGCGGTGCAGCTCCGCCATTGCCGCCACCGGCAGCAGCAGCCGCCGCTGCGGCAGCAGCAGCTTGAGCTGCGGCATCTGCGCCACCGCCACCTCCGCCGCCCTTGTCGCCCTCAGGTGTCTGCAGTCTTCGATTCAGCTTCAGGTTCATGGTTCGGCTCCTGGAATAGATGTTGTTCGTCGATGGAGAGAAAGCCGACGATGCGCAGGTACACATCGCGCACCGCGGCTCGGTAAACGGTGGCATGAGAGTCGACCATGCCTGACTTCTGGCTCGTGACGATGCCGGGTTTCTGGTTGGTGTAGTCGAGGCCTGCGAACTTGCGCAGATCGAGAAGCACCTCGGCACCCATCGGATGAGGCGCGTTGCCGTCACCGCAAAACGTGGCGAGATACGCCAAGCGCTTCTTACGCAGCGATTCTTTCGTGTCGGCCATCGTCAGGCTGCGCTGCGCAGATCTTCGGCCTTGGCGGCATTGAGGGCGGCTTGTGACAGATCGGGTGCTGCGGCGGTGAGCGCCGCGGCCTGCTCCTGCGCGTTCTTCTGCGCGACGATCGCCTCGATCTGATCCTTGTCACGCATGAGCTTGGCCGGGTAGCCGTTGATCTCGGCGACTTCGCGCATGGAGGCGGGAATGTCGAAAACATACGCGGCGTTCGGGTCGATGGCGATCGCGCCGGGCAGGATCTCGAGCGTGCGCTGCACGGCGATCGCATCCGGCGCGCGCATGGCCCGAGCGAGTGGGCTCGTGTATTCAACCTCGTACTGCTCGTCGAGCTCGAGCAGCTCGTCGGGCATGGGCGGCAAAAGGCCAGCCGCCTGGGCGATGTCCATCTCGCGCTCTACCATGGGCCCGAGATCCTCGGACATCTGTCGGCCCATCGTCGGCGCGAGCAGCACGCCGCGCTGCTGCACGACCTCGAGCACCTGCGTCGCGGTCATCTGCGGGTTCTCGACCAGTACCTCGAAGATCGTCTGCAGGAATGCGTCCTTGATGTCCTGCTTCTCGATCTGCATGAGCTCGAGGCCGAGCGGCACATCGGCGCCGGTCTTGAAGGGAATCGCAAGCGGCTCGCCCTTGTCGGAGACGAGGCCAGGATTGAGCGCACCAGGTCGCAGGCTGAAAGGTTCAAGCGCACCCTCTTCCGTGAGCAGCACCGGCGGGTGCACGTTGGTCTGGCCTGCACGCAGAACAGTTTTCTTCTGCTCCTGCAGCGTCATGATCGCGGGCCACGCGAGCATCGCCGGCGAGCGCCCGTAGGTCTCGCGCGTCGAGAGCTTGTAGCGCCCGATTGCCCACGGCCAGGTGCGATAACCACCGGCCTGCAGCACGCTGCCGCCGCCTTCACAAACGACGTAGTAGCCAGACCACGGCATGCCGCGATAGTCGAGACGGCCGCGGATCCGCTCCTCGTTCGGCTTCACGCAGTGGATGAAGTCGAAGTTCTGGAAAGGGTTTTGTTCGGCAGCCTTGCGAATCTTCTCCGGCAACTGATTGCCGAATCGCTTCATGGCATTGCCGGCCTGCATCGGGAACTTTCGGTACACCTGGTTGACGAGGCCCGCCTCATCCTGCGCCCAGGTGATCTCGGACATGTGGCAGCTGATGTACCGCGCAGGGGAAACCCGATCGCCCACCTTCTCGTCGATGAACATCGCGGAGTTGCCGAAGGCGCCCAGGCCCTCATAGCCCTGCTGCTTCTGGCTCGCGAAGTTCGCGCGCCTCGAGTAGCGGGTGGCGAAGAGCACATCACGCGCCTGCTCGTACCAGATCCGCACCGCCTGATTGTCCATGAGCTCGGCGTAGCGCGCCGGGGGTTTGAGGCCATGCCAGCGCTGCGTGCGAGCGGTGAGCAGATCCTCCATGACCGCGGCGAATCGTTCATTCGCCATCGCGGCGCTCGAGTCGAAGAGACGCTCGGTGCGCTTCGTGCCTTCAGCGTCGGTCGTGGTGAAGTGCGCCTCGGCGGGCAGCACGCGAAGCGCGATGTCCTGCCACCAGCTGTCGAAGTTCGTGCGCAGGCCTGCGAGATAGGACTGGCGCTTGAGGATAGTTTTTGCGTCGTCGCTCATGCGCCGAGCGTCTGCTTGCCCACCGCCGGAGCTGGGGCCGCGCCGCCCGCGAAGATGTTGGCGTACACACCGCGACGGCGGCGAAGGCGATCGACGTCCTGCATGTTCTGCGCGGCCTCGTCGATCTGAGGCGCGCCGGGTGGCTGCTTCACTTTCGGCACCAGGGCGCCAACACCAGCCTTCAAGAGCTTGCCGCCCGCGTAGGCTCCGGCAGCGGGGAGAATGGA